TACCGCCTATCACTTCAAAGTCAGTATTTTTGGTTAATACTTCGTAAGTATTCATACCTGTTTTCATCTTAACCTCATCAACACAAAGCAATGGCCCATAAGGTACGTCAAGAATCCAAAAGCCTTGGCTTTGTGGAGTCAGTTCAACATTTATCCTTACTGATTTGTTGACCAAAGAACAACCAGTCAGCTTCTCAATATGTACCCTTGCGCCATTAATTAAATCAACAATCATCACATCATCGGTGTCATAATTAGTTATCCTCAACCAATTCTTAGCATCAGTAAGACTAACGGGTTCTACAACCGCGTCAGCTAATATTGTGATTCCGTCTATATATGTCATTTTTAATTATATTTATTAACACTTTCTCTGAACCAGTTGTCAAATTCATCAAGCGTTTTTCTTGTATCAAACTCTCTTGATCTCGCTTTTGCTTTTCTTGAGGCCCATGAATAGGCTTTTTTGTCATCCAACTTTGTAATGGCTTCAACCCACTCTTTGACATTGCTTCTATCTTTAATATAAATTCCTGCCTTATCACAATTCTCTTTCAACCCAGGTGTATCAGTACAAATTACCGGAATCCCACTACACATCGCCTCTGTTGCTGTCCTGCCCCAACTCTCATACTTTGATGGCATCAGAAGTATCCTTGTCTTTGCGTACCATTGCTTTATATCTGGCGAATTAGGCACATAAGTCATATTTGATAGCTTTGGTGTTATTTGCTCATCATACGAGCCATAAACCCCTAAAAATGACTTGTGTGGCATTGCTCTTGCAATCTCGCCAAATATTTTCCCACCCTTGTTCTCGTTTAAGTTTATTAAAGTGATATATTCAGACTTCTCAGGCTCATTCCCTAAATCATAGTAATTGTAGTCTACTGGTGGAGTCACTATAAAATTACTAAAATTATAGTTCAAAAGTTCTTTTAGCCACAAAGAATTGTATATTATGTGCTGATTTTTCTCCGCATCAATAATCTCCGGATATGGGTGAGAATTGTGAATCAGATGGAAAACAGGCTTTTTATACATCTTTGCTGCATGAATTGTCCATCTTGTATAGTCCAAATGAGTAAACACAGCATGACTCCATCTCATTAAGTTCTCAATCACATTTGGGTTTGGAGGAAATACATCAATACCATCAAAGACATAATTATTTCTAATCTTGTACTTATTCGCATCATGTAAAAGAACTCTAATATTATGACCCTTTGATTGAAGGTCTTTTAGCATAAAATGCAACATCCATTCCGCACCGCAGTTATGCTCTGGAGGGTAAAGATGGACAGAGGCTACAATGTTCATAGTTAAATTAGTTTAGCTGCCGAATCATCAAATATTCTTGTATAATCGGCAAAGTGATTCCATAAATCGCTTTGGTGTGGTTTCTGCCAAGCTATCATGGGTTTAATTATATAAGTATTTCCTCTTGGGTGTATCCATGTCTTTAACCAATCATCAAACATTATGCTTGTATCAGTGTATGCTTTGCACAATTCCTTTGGGTTATTATACATCACTGCGTGAGTAGTCCATGCACCAAACGTCTTGTAAAGATTCTCGCTATACTTCTCAATCGGAGCAACCAGATTCGCCCCAAGGTAGCACAATTCCCAATCACTTGGTAGCTGAGAAACCGCCTCCTCAAAATGACTAAAATCCTTTATCTCAACATCATCTTCAAAGAGCAATAGTACACCATCTGTACTATTCATTATTTTTTGCATTGATAGATTGAATGATGTCCTTGCGTCATCGTGCGGAACTGCATAAACAACCTCACCACTCAATGAGTTTCGGTGCATCTCTTTCAATGCCTCATAAAGCATTTTTGACTTATGAGTAGATAGTAATTTTACTTGCATAGTACAAAGTTAAAAAAAGGGGCGATAAGAATACCGCCCCCCCAAAATATACACTCTAAAAAAACAACACCTTAGATTGCACCATATACCGCAGCAGTTGGTTGGAACTGAAGCAGTTCGCAACGAGCTTCGCAACGGAAAGTGATCAAGTTCTTAATGAAGTCATCCTGATCAAACTCAGTGCTACGAACATTCAAACCAGATTGTTGAGCAATGGCGAACTTGGTAGTATCCATTACATAAATCTTAGAAGCTGTAACCAAAGAATGAGGAATAACTGGGATACCAACGATTCTTACATTACCATTGTTGTCAATAGTCATTCCACCAGGTACTGAGTAATCAGCAGGTTTGGTTTTCAACAATCCAGCCCAACCAGCATGAGTGGTCAAAGACAGATTGGGCATCCAGTTCAAAGCACCCAACTGAGCAACATAATCAATGAACTTCTCAGCAGTGTTAGCACCAGAAGAAGAACCTGCGGTTGCAGAAGAAGCGATTGCATTAAGATAATAAGTATCTTCTGCCCTTTGGAAATCTTCAATCAAAGACTGCTGAAGATAAGCTTGCAAGAATGGCAAATCATCAATCATCTGACGGCTCACTTTAGCATAACCAGCGATGAAAGAAAGAGCAGTATTTACAACTGTTACATCATAATCAACTTGAGGCTTAGCAGAACCTTCAGTTTGCTTACCGAAAGAACCTTCACCAACTGGAGTGTTACCCCTTGGGAAAGAAACTGATCCGGTAGAAACAGGGATGATGTTGAAAACTGAACGCAGATGTGGGTTAACATAAGACCTCAAATATGCATTATCAACATAAGATGTGTAAACAGAACCAGTCAGGTTAGTACCGATGGTCATTGTTTGAACAGCTTTGGCATCCATTTCGTAGTTGAAACCTTTACCATTGCCACGAGCAGCAGCTTTAATATCGTTCCATCCTTTCTCAACAGCATTACCAATCTCGTTCTTAATGTTCATGATATGCTCACCATAAGAAGTTGCTACTTTAGCAGTTTCTTTAGCTTGCAACTTTCCGAAAGCAGCTTTAGCTTCAAGAACTTCGTTCCTTGCTTCAGCAGCAGTCTTGTTAGCTTTAACCAACTCATCGTTGATTTGCTCAATCCTTGATTCGAAAGCCTTTGCAGCCTTCTCTGTGTTAACGGCTACTTCAGCCTTCTGCTCTGCGAACTTCGCATCAAGAGCAGCTTCAAACTTTTTTAAATCTTCCATTTTACTTTTAATTTAGAATTTTCTTAATATTGATATAAGTGATTGCTCAAGCTCCTCGTTATTCTTTTGCTGCACAGGTGTATTTTCAACTGCCTGTGTGCTACTTGCCTTCTCAATCGCTTGTGCCAATTGCCTGACCTTAATCAGACATAGTTCAATTGTTTCGTCAGTCACATCGCTGTTTCTGATAAACTTCTCAAATGTCTTAATTTGTTCTTGTATCTTAATACATTGCTCTAAACTTTTTATCCCCAAAATTGGTGTATATTCATTTGCGCCCCAAGCTGTAAGGCTTGACCCTTCAAAAAGCATCACCTCGTGTATCTCATTTGCGCTATCACTCTTTTGCTCTCTAAGAGTCCTAAAACCGATTGAGTGTTCACCAATCAACCCACTCTCAACCATTTTGATAAAGTCTTGCCCAAGCCTATGGCTTCCAACTTGTGAACGATAGTACAACCCATAGCTATCTTCTTTCAGTTCAACAATCTTACCAAGTGGTTGGCTTGGATCATGGTTCAATAGGTGCTTTACCCTACCCTTTGCCTCTGGCCCCCAATCTTGGATTGACCTCTTAAATGCACCTGGCATCATTATATCTCCATCAGAGTCAACCATTCCAAATGCAGAAAAATAACCGCTTACCTCTCCTTTCTTTGAGTCAACATCCTTGACATTGGCCTCAAATGATTTGTAATTATATATCATACTTTTTTTATTGTCAATTTGATTTAATTTCCTAATTGCCCACTCAATTCCGGCATCTCCTCCCCATGCATCCCACATAATACCACCACAACCCTCTGAGTATGGCACATCCTTATTTTGCTGATGCCTTTTAAAGGATGCCATCCTCGCAATGGTATCTCTGCTTATTCTCTCTCTACTTGCCAACTGATTGGCTCTCGCCCATCCAACTGGTGTACCACAATCGCTACCATTCTCCTCTTTATACTTCAATGCTCTCTTTGCATTGTTGGTTGCTGCTTCAGGGTAGTCATTGTATGTTTCTTCTTTGTAAGTATTTTTACGGTCATCATTGTCATCATCCTCTTGAGCAAGATAGGCAACATAAGCTCGTTCAGCACTTGCTCTTGACCTATACATACACTCTCCGTCTCCTATCCTAAATGTTCCGTCACCGCAACTATATATTGGCATTTTTACTGTTTTAAAATTAACCTACCATTGGCATCGCGTTTGGGAATAAATCCAACCGTACACCTACAATTTATAGTAAATCCTTTAGGACTCTTTGGGTCTCCTGGTATCTCAGCCACAACAGGTCTCCCAAGTTTATCTCTACTGGTGAAGTTCTCATCAAATGCAACTATCTGCCCATCCATATCCCAATGATCATAATAGTCTTTGGGTATCCTCCTTGTTCTGCTATCTCTTGTTGCAATCCAAATCTTGTCAACCAAGAAGTCATGCTTGCTTGCTCCAACAAACGCAGCATAATTGCTTGCTCTCATCACCTCAGTCCTCGCTATCCTTGTTGCCCTCATCTTTGCATAGCCAAGCTCCTCATCCTCCATTATAAGTTGTGCTATCTCATCACTACTCAACCCCTCAGCAATCCCAAGTGAAATAATAGTGTCAATCTTAACTTTAGTAGTGTTGGTCATGTTAGCGACCAATTGCAGTCCAAATTTAGTTAAAAAAGTAAGCATCTCATTAACCCAATCTAAATTTAAGCCAAATGGATTGCTTGCCTTCCTGCTCATTATTCCAACCGCCCTATAACTCGCATTTCCGAAAAGTATGGCAGCTTCCTTATACAACTCTTGCATGATGCTGAACATCTCCTCATTCCACACATAAGTACCCATCATGCTCCTTGTTGCCTCTGGCCCGTTCTTCTTCAGCATAGCAATAAACCGCTTCAAGTCCTTGTCAATCGCATTTGCAAAAAGAGCAATATACTTGGCATCAAGTTGGTTTCTCAACCTCTCCACTTTCAGCCAATATTGCTCTCTCTGCTTCGCGTTCATCTTCGAGTCTTTTTTTATGCCACAACCTCAGTTTGGCCATCATCATTTGTTCAGTTCGGCATTTCCTCTCCGACACCGTCTTGGGATGCAGAGTCATCACCATTGACCATATCATCTCGTCCGTTGTCGCTGCTGTTATCTTCATCATCTTCCGGTTGAGTCATTCCCATACCTGGCACTGTCAAATCCATCCCAACTTGATCAAGCCTTACAAGTCCACCATTTACATAGGAATACTCATAAGCACCTTCCTTCTCTGAGTAGTTCATTGCTACGCGCTTCTCATCAAAGGTCAACCAGTTTGCATCACGAAGTGAACGGGTCATTCTCTCCATGTCTTGTTGCATCTCTGGAAGGGCCGTAATATCATAATCAATATACAAGTCCTCACCGAACTGTGGCACCAACCATTTATTCAACTCATCACGCAATTGGCACAGCTTTGGCACAATAGTATTGGTAACAAGGTCGCGCATTGCATTCTGGTAGTTGTTGTAGCTTGATGTATCGGTATCAAACAACACAGCAGGCAAACCAAATACCCTACACCATTGATGCATTGACATTTGCATTGTCTTTACCAATTCCATGTCAACACTACTCAAACCAAAGTTAAGGTAGTCCCAAGGTGTCTGCAATACATCAATCCTTCCTTTGTTTTGTGTACCATTAACATCATCATTGAGCTTCCTCTTAATTAAGTTGGCTTGCTCCATTGATGGTTGAGCAGAGATTGAACCCACAACTTTAGGGGTCAATGCTCCCTTTGCACCACCATTGTATGCCATCATCGCAGATGCATCAGCAGCAGCATTGCTCATGCGCAGGGTCTTGTAAGATGCACGCAAAGGTGATAATCCTCTAAGGTGAGACCTGGTGCTTGCATTAAAGTCTGGATTCCATGTTTTCCATTGGCATACCCTGCTTTTCTCTATGTCAATTCCTTGGTCAACCATTAGCTTATACCCAAGGATGCCATAGAGGTCATTTGGGTCAGGGTAGATATCAAGGAACTGCGTTGGAAGAACGAACATCTCCAACACCTTGTTTCCGCTTATTCCGGTGTTGCCATAGATGTTACCCTCACCAGAGAGGAAATGGTAACCTATTAGGTTCTCAAGGAACTGATCCTGCGCTTGGCCAGGGTTTGGTCGCTCAAGTAGATTTGATAAGGGAGTACCCATCACCACATTCTCGGAGTAAGCATTTTTCCTCGCCATAATTGCTTGCTCGTATGCACCTTGTCCGGCTTGCAATCCACGAGAAAGTTGCTTGTAACGCATCAATGATGTCCTTGCTTTCTCGCCATTATTCAAGCGATATACATACCAAGGGATACTTGCTGACTTTCTTGCAAGAAAGCTCACAATGGCATACACATCAGCATTGCCAAGGTAGCCATCCTTTACATAAGACTCTTGATTGTATTGTTGGAGAACTGCACCATTTACACCTTGAAACGAAGGAGGAACATTTTGATTTGGATTCAACCCCTTCTTTTTACCAAAAATATCAAATAGACCCATTTTTATTTATATTGCCCCCCAAGTTATCTTAGGGATTGTTAACTTACTAAAAATGCTATAACGTAAGGCATCAAGTATGTGG